CTCAAATTAGTTAGTATTAAGCACCTGGTGATGCAAAGATACCTCTGAAGTCAGATACTCCAAATGAATATCTTTCTCTAGCTTTGTATCTTACGTTACCAGTATCGAAATCACCTTCCATCGCTGTTTTGATAGGAGATCTTTCGAAATACTTCATACCATTTGGTACATCAGTAATAATGTAGAATGCATCCGTGTCAGTTAAGAAATTATTAATTCTATAACCTTGTGGAATCATTCCCATGCTATTTATAGCATTTAGATCATTATCCGCTGTTCCAGTTCTACCTTGAGATTTCATTAATCTCTCAGCTGTAAACTGAAGCTCCGAAGGTACAATCATTTTAACACCTCTAGCAGCTACTTTAAGACCTCTCTCGTCAGTAAATGCATTAATGTCAATTAATGACTGCTCCAATGAAGTTTCGTTCAAGTCTGCCGCTACTGTTAAAGTATTTTTAACAGTTCCAGCTACAGTTGGGTGAGCAGTGTTAAATAGTGTTACACCATCACCTGATTTGAACGTACCACCTGGTAGTCCGTTAATTAACAGACTAGCAGCTTTGATTTGTTTAGTGTTCGCCATAGATCTAGCTAATGCTTTTGTATATCTACTAGCAAGTCTGTCATACAGATTATCCTCAATAGCTTCTTCAGTTATCGCGAAGGCAAGAGCCACAGTTTCGTGTGTATATCTTGCAGTGAAAGTTTCTTGAGCATTGTCAAAAACTACACCTGATCCTTCTGGTTTAACTTGAGCTTGAGCAAAACCTGATAACATAACTTCTTCTTCAAACGCTCTGTCTGAAGACTCAGTAGTGTATATCTCAGCATGCTGATTCTCATAACGTTTATATTCCAACCCGAATAAGGCATTTAATCCCGGCTCGAGTTCTTTGACTAATTGTCCTCTACTTATCGCCATAATTATCCTCCTTATACTCCGGCTGTTGCTTTTAAGAAGTGCTCGTTAATCATAACTACCAAATTAACATTCGCAGAACCTGGAGTGTTATTATTGATATCTTTTGATATGCCAAGTACTCTTAATTGTGCAGTACCAGTTTTAAGATCAGAATGATCTAATTCCACACCTGACACAAAGTCATGTGTGCTACCAGCTGCGTACACAATATCAGCATTAAGGCCGACGTCTGCTGCTGCAGTTGCGTCGTCCGATTGAACTTCAAACCTCTCATACGGATCATCCGCTATGAATCCTTTAATGTCTGTTGCAGTATTGGATCCTTTTAGATGGTTCGCAAAAGTAGGTTTACTAGTGTTTGCGTCAGTGAAGAATACACCATTAAGTACTCCGATTAATGTATCCGCTGCTGCAGCTACTCCAATTGTACCTGTATTTAACATTTGTACAGGGTCGTTTTGGAATATCGCTGTAGCACTTGCTGCGATATCATATTCGGATAAACCTTGGTTGTCTCTATTCTGACCAACTTTGCCAATGGATCTTAATCCAAAAGCGGCGTCTTTATTTGCCATAGTAGTTGTCCTCCTTTAGACATTTTGTTTATCCGGCGGACTAGAAATTCTATATTAGGATTTCTTTGTACCACCGAAGGTTACACGAGTCTGTCGATCAACATTGATCGGCATACTAGGGTGCTGTTCCCTCATAAGATCGTTATCTGCAGCCTGAACTTTTTCATTATGCAGATTTCTATAGTGAGCATTTCTTTGCTCTGCAATCTCATCTGGTATCCTTGCCAGCACAAGGCCCCCGACTCCAATCATGCCCTTATATTTCCCGTCATCTAAAACTGGATAATCTGTGTCTGGATACTCATCAGCTCGAACTAATTCGTAACCTTCTCTTAGTTTACCAGAAACATTTTTAGTGTCCTGAAAACCTAGTGACTCAGTTCTTATCCACTTATGCCTGAAACCTGCAGGTGCGGGTGGTGCATCCAAGTCGTTGGATTTTTGCCAAACTTTTGGTCGAGCTTTTTTCTCTCTAGTTTGACTTGCACGGGATGCTCTTTTATCATTATCATTTTCCATATGCTTATGCCTCCTTCGTGATTTTTAGTTGTTTCGCATATTCTTCAAGTGGCACACCTAATTTTTTAGCGATTGCTACCTGTGATGATGTGAGTCTCACAGAGTTTTTGCGACCGGTATTTGTGCTTCGCTTCGCTGAAGCTACTGTTTGCACAGGTTTGGTCGTATTTTCTCCCTTATCACTATTATTAGCAAACTTGTGTGGGAATTCAAGTCTTATTCTTTTATCTATTTCAGAATAATACTCGTCACTTGATGGGTCAAAACCCTCATCTTCAGTCAATTTCTTATGAAGATCAAAAGCAGTATATGTCATGGCTGTATCTTGTCCAAACCACGCATTTTTACTAGCCCAATCTTCAGCTTTAGGATCTGGGGATCCTGCAGAAGCTGTCTGTCTATTTAGGTTTATTTCCGGCTTTGGTTTTTCTTTTAGTCGTTTATTATACTCCTCTTGTTCATTTTTAGTCTCAGCAAGTCTAGCTCTTCTGTAACCAAACTCTGATATAGCAGTTAAAGCTTCTGCTTCAGCTGTTAAATCATTAGCCTCTCTAGCTGCAGCAAGTTTTGCTTGTGCTGCTTTTAAACCATTCTCAACGCTATCTTCAGCGTTTTTAAAAAACTCAGGTTCGAACTTAGAGATTTTTTTTTCAGCTATTTCTTTTGCTTCAATTTGTGATTTAGCATATTCAACTGCTTCATTTTTTTGTCTCTCAGCCTCTCTCCATTTTTTAGTTAGTTTAGCTATTCTTCTTTGAACACTTTCAGAGTATTGTTCTAATTCTTTTTCTTTCTCTTCTTGTAATGGTTCTTTCTTTTCTTCTTCTACTTTTACTTCTTTCTCCTGTTCTGCTGTTTCCGTTTCAACTTTTGGCTGTTCGGTTTCTACAACAGAATCTTCTTTTTCTTCAGGCAATTGTATATCAACATCAGGTCCTGATGTATCTATATCAACTGTTTTTTTTTCTTCTTCTGGCATAGTTTACTCCTCTATGATTAATATTGATGAAGTATATCTTCGGGGTTATCTATAGTTGCTAACACTTCATCATCATTTAACAATCTAACTTCACCCCCGTCAATTTGAATTCTAGATCCAGCATATCTTGCAAAAATAATCCAATCACCTTTTTTACACCAAGGTCCCTCTGGAAATTTTTCTTCATCATAACAATGAGGACCCGTTTCTAAAACTAATCCACAAGTAGAGGCTACTTGTTGACGTTCTAATGTATCTTGACCAATATAAAGACCACCTTTAGTCTTTTCAGGCATTTTAAAAGGTAATACTAGTAATCTCCAACCTGTTGGTTTAGGAAGTTTATTAGTTTCTTTCTTTTTTAAACGCTCGTAAGCATCTATTTCTTTTTTATCTTCTGCTTTATATTTTTCTTCTAATGCTAGTTTAATTTTTGGGGTCGAATTTGACGACGTTTTCGAGGTCTGGTTGTTCATCTATTTGCTCCTTCTTATTTAGCAGGTTAGAGATTTCCTGTGATATTTTTTTATAGGCATGTGCCTGTCCCATCATATATTTGTATTTTTCCATATTGTCAATAGCACCACTAATCATTGTTTCACCAATAGATTGATAGTCTTCTTTCAACATTCTTTGTATTTTATATATAATGTTAAACTCTTCCATATTCTTTCTCCTAGGTTTTTTTAGTCTTTCTTATAGATTCTTTTCCTTTTTTAGCAATTGAAGCTACTTTATTTTTACCCATAACTTTAGCTCTTTGCTCCATTACTGTTAAAATTTGAATCTTTCTAGCAAAAGGTTTATTAATCTTTTTAACCTTTGATACTGTTTTTCTTGCATCTGTTGGAGTAGCAAATTTTATACGGACAGTATCTCTAGGATTCTCGTCCGTATAAAGTCTACGTCCAGAGCCTTTAGGCTTTTTTCCTGTTCCCTTTTTTGGATCCGGCACTTAAAGCTCCTTGTAACATTTTTCTTTGTTTAGTGTGAGCTTTAACAGCTTTTCCTAAACCTTTGATAACTTTTTTTATTTTAGCTTTTGACTTATTCATTATGCCTTCGCTTTTTTCATTTTATCTTTTTTCTTTTTAGCAAGATATGCTTTTAATCCTGCATTCATTT